GATATAAACAGGTGGAACGAGGTTTCCATACAGGAGACTTTAAATATAATCGAATATGAAAATATTAGAACATAAGTAGGAGGCTTTAAAATGGAAACCGTGAATAACGTCGTAATAGATGTAAGTGAATGTTGTGAAAATTGTAAATATGTATTGGTAGATGATAAAGAACCACCTTGCTTTGATTGCGATAACAATGGAGGAACTGAACATAATTTTGTTTCAGCACTTGTAGACCACCCAGAGCATTACAATAAACATCCTTCGGGTATTGAATGTATAGATGTGATTAGGCATTGTAATTTCAATATAGGCAGCGCAATAAAATACCTATGGCGAGCAGGATTAAAAGGAAGTGAAAACTATACAACAGATTTAGAAAAAGCCATTTGGTATCTAAAAGATGAAATAAATAGGGTAAAAACATAAAAAAGTTTAAAAAACCTATTTACAACTGCTGCTGCATGTGTTATAATATAATTAGAGATAAGATAATAACAAAACAAAAAATAAATTAAAACTTTAGAGGAGGAGATTTAAATGATTAAAGAAAACCAACTAGTTATCAATACAAAGAATGATAAGATTTATAAGGTATTAGAGTTAGGAGTAAACGTGGCTACTATCTGGGACTATCAGGATGACACAGAAAAGAAGGCCTTCACTAAACATTTAACCCCCTACAATAAAGAGATTAACGATAAGGAAGAGATTTAAATGATTAAAGATATGTGATATAATTATATTAAGATAAACAACCGAAACAAATTAAAAACCTTAGAGGAGGAATAAAAAAATGAAAAATCCATTATTAGAAAAAAAGTCTAAAATTAAAAATGCAAAAAAGGTATTAAAAGAAATTGGTATAGAAACAAGAGCAAGAAATGCATCAATAGCAACTGAAATTGAATTAGTAATTATAAATGGTAATAGAAGCGAAAGACTTATTCAAGAAAAGTTATTCAGAGCTAAAATAATTAAAAATAGAGAAGATGCTGGATTTAATCCAGAAGGAATAATTATAATATACTAAAAGGGGGAAATCACCCTCTTTTTTTACATTAGAAAAAAATAAAATAAAAACCTAAGAGGTGGGACAAATGCCAATAGATGAACAACATGCACTAAAGTTTTGGAAAGAGTATGTTAAAAATGTACAATATAGTGACGAAAAACATTTAGGGGTGCACGACATAATGGTCCCACCTTTAAATGATGAAGAACTAGACGAATATTGCAAAGAACGTTCAGGCAAGGTCAAAAAATATAAAATATCGGAGGAACGGAAAGATGATGAATAAGCTAAGGAATTTATTTAAAAATGAACCTGTAGACCAACAAACAAAGTATTCAGAAGAATTGTTTAAAAGCATACGCAATCTAAAAATATTAGAAAGGAACTACCAAATGTTTTTGTCAGATAAAAGCAAAACAGATGAAATTAGGAACCAAATAAAAGAAGAAAAAGACAAGATTAGAGAAATTTTGGCAAAATCAAAAGGGCTAACGGAAGAACAGAGAAAAGATGCGGTTAGAATTAAACAAAGCTTAATGAGACAACTTGGCTTAAGGGAGGACGATTTAAATGGAGCTTAGTTATATAATAAATATAATTGGAATGTGGTTATTGTTCGCAGTAATTATTTGGGAGCTATATGATTTGTACGTTTTGATAAAAAAGGAAGAGACAGAACAAGACGAACAGGAAGTATATCGGAGGTTTTTATGAAAAAGAAATGTTCAGATTGCACTGGAGAAAGAAAAAATGCAAAATTTCCCATGAAAGGAAGTTGTAGACCCAAACCATGCGGAAAGAAAAAAGGAGTATCGGAGGTTTTTATGAGAAACAAATGTTCTAATTGCCAGTATTGGAACACCAAACGTGAACCAGCTGGACACATATTATACTATTGTAACCTAAGAAGTGAATATAAAAATAGCATTGATTACTGTGAGGAACATAAACCTATCACCAGTACACTTAACAACTTAAATGATATAAAATATAGGTTTGATGATTTGGAAAGACTGGTGGCCAACGGTGAATAACCTCGTTGATGATAATTAAATATAAAATATAAAAATAAAAAAGGAGGAGTTTAAAATGGGTAGGATGAAGGACTTAGTTATTGACAAAGAAAATTTAAAAGGTGACTTACAGGAACTATTAGACAGGAACAGATTTTATGATGAAGAAACAAAGCAATATAAAATGCAAGAATTTAAATACTGGACAAAACAGGATATAACAAAGCTAAACAAAACAGTAGATAAACTAAACATATTAAATAAATTCATAAAACAAATTGAAATGGAAAATAGTAAAGGGTTAGAGGTGGTTTAATATGGACAATAGGTTTCGCAATTTCACAGATGATGAACTTTATGTCCTACATAGGCATGCAATAAAAAGTAGTGTTGAAATAGTTTGTACTGGCAAATATGACGAAATTTGCAAAACATTACATTGCAATTTAATAAATGAAATTATAGACGAGATGCGAAATAGGGAAGCGGGGCAAACAAAAAAAATGTAACAGAATTAGTCAGAGAATTAGGTGTGTCAAGACATACGATATACAAATATTAAAGAAGGAGGTAATTAATGTGAATACTGATTATGTAAAAACAGCAAACATAATTTTGGAAAATCTAGACGAGGATATCGGGGTTGACTGGCATCAAAAAGAAATTTTATTAAAAAATATTGCAAACAGTTTGAGACAAGCAGAGGAAAACAAAGAGTTGGGAGGTTCAGAAAACATGTTAAAAAAAGTAAGAGATTTAAAAGAACGTTGTGTTGTACAAATGCTAAATGATAGCGGAAATGCAGATTTAGATTATGAACTTGTTAACTTCTTCATGGACAATAAAATTCAAATACTAGATATAATTGACGATACATTAACGTCACATATAGAAAAAGGAAACAGTAACAATGGTTGAAAAACAATGCATTAAATGCGGTGATACTTTCTTTCTATGTGATAAAAATAAAAAACAAAGGATTTGCTTTAATTGCAAAACAAAGGTAAACCCAAACAAAAGGACAAAAAGGAAAGTAAAAAATAAAACACAATAAAAGCATTAAAAAGGCGTAAAAGTATAAGTTCAAAAAATACGCCTTCGCTTTTGCTTTAAAAGGAGGATAAAACGATATGCAAATGTGGTCGAAAGAAGTGCTAGAAACATGCAAAACAGATAGGGAAAGGATAAAGGCTATTAAGAAGCTATTGGACATTAAGCACGATAAGTACTGGCTAGAACAAGCTGAACATATAATGGAGAAAGTAGATGAGTTCTTAGTGTTACCTAAAAGCAAGCAAACAACTAAATATAAGAAGAAGTTAGCGGTTAAGGTATACCACTTAAATGCAGGAAGTATAAGCAGAACATGTTCTATATTGAATATGAGTACTGCTACTTTTTATTTATGGTATAGGAGTGATGAAGAGTTTAAGGAACGTATAGATGCTGCTGATATACAGATAATAGACTTAAGTAAATCACAGTTATTAAAGAACATAGAAGCAGGTAAGGAACAAAGCATAATGTTCCTACTAAAAACTAAAGGAAAACAGTTCGGTTATAATGAGAAAACAGAGTTAGAAAGTACCATTAAAACTGAAGTTAAAATAGTAGATGACATATGAGTATAATGGAGAAGAAAATAAGCGAATTAGTACTACCAGCTTTTCATGACTTATGGAAGTTAAGTGCAGACAAGGAACTATTAAACATTGTTTGTAAAGGTGGTAGGAATAGTGGTAAGAGTACAACAGTTTCTATTAGGTTAATATACAATCGTATGAAGTACAAATCGCATGCTTTAGTAATACGTAAAATAGATAGGACTATAAGAATGAGTTGTAGGGAACAATTAATATGGGCAATAAACCACTTAGGTGTACAAGACTATTGGAAGTGGAGTAAAGCACCTAATGGAGACATGACCTTAACCTATACCCCTACAGGTGCTAGTATATTTTTTGAAGGTGCTAATAATCCCGATAAGATTAAGTCATATAAAACGTCAGCCCTACCAGTAACCGATATATGGATAGAGGAGCTAGCAGAGTTTAAAATAGAAAGTGAAATAACAACAATAACAAATAGTGTATTAAGGGCTGAATTACCCAAGGGGTTACAATATAAGTTCTTCTTTACTTACAACCCTCCTAAAAGGAAACAAAGCTGGGTTAACAAGAAGTATGAAAGTAAAAGGGTTTCAGATAACACATATATACACCATAGTACATATTTAGATAATCCATATGTAGCTTATATGTTTAAGAAAGAAGCAGAGCATACTAAACTAGTCAACCAACGTAGGTACGATTGGGAATATATGGGTAAGGCTATTGGTGGTGGAGTGGTTCCATTTGAGAACTTGGTGTTTAGGAAGATAACAGACGAGGAATTGGCTTCGTTTGATAATATAAAACAAGGTAATGACTGGGGTTATGCATGTGACCCTAATGCTTTTGTTAGGTGGCATTACGATAAGACTAGAAAATTAATATATGCTATGGACGAAATATATAGGGTTAAATTAAGCAATGAGCTTTTAGGTTCAACACTAACAATGCGAGGATATAATAAATTCAGAACCATAGCTGATAGTGCAGAACCCAAATCAATAGCAAGGCTAAAATCACTAGGATGTCATTTTGTTAAAGCTAAAAAAGGACAAGGCTCTGTTGAGTATGGTGAAAAATGGTTAGATGAACTAGAAGGAATAGTAATAGACCCAGAACGCACACCCAATATAGCTAGAGAATTTGAAGAAATAGACTACGAAGTGGATAGGGATGGTGAGGTACTACCTAAGTTAAAGGATAAAGACAACCATACAATAGATGCTACTAGATATGCATTAGAGGACGAAATAAATGCAAGACAAATAGGAATGATATAAAGGAGGATAACATGTATAAAACAAATAAAACAGAACTAACAGATAAACAGATAATTGAATATATAAAATGCCATAATACACTAATAAGTAAATATGAAACATTACAAGAGTATTATGAAGGGGACCAAGGGATATTGCATATAGAAAAGAAAGACGATACTGCAGCAGACAACAGGTTGGTCAACAACTATTCTTCCTATATAACAGATGTAAATACAGGTTATTTCCTTGGTAAGCCAATAGCCTATACCAGTGTTGATGATACATTTATGGAAGAATTACAAGATGTATTTAACAGTAATGATGAACAAGATGTTAATATGGAGCTAGGTAAAACATCAAGTATAAAAGGAACAGCTTATGAGATACTATATATTGAGTCAGATGAAAGAAACGAAAACAATATAAATATCAAGTTCGGTAAGTTAGAACCAGAAGAAGTTATACTAATATATGACAATAAAATTAAACCAGAACCAGTTTTTGCTATTAGGCATTATTGCATAGATGAAGAAATTTTTGTTTCAGTTTATACTAAGGATAAAATACAAAACTATTTATTAGACGGGGAAAGCTTAAAATTCATAGACGAAGAAATACATTGGTTCAATGGTGTGCCCATTATAGAATATCCTAACAATGACGAAAGGATGGGAGACTTTGAACGGACAATAACATTAATTGACGCATACGATAAAGGAACGTCAAACACAGCTAATACATTTGAAGATAACGATGATGCTTTGTTAAAGATAGTCAATTTCAGTGGTACAACTAAACAAGACATAAAAGATATGAAACGGTCTGGTGCAATATTAGTAGATGGTGACGGAGACGTCGATTGGTTAATAAAGCAATTAAATGATGTAGCTTTAAATAATTATTTAGAACGGATAAACAATAATATACACAAGATGTCCAAAACACCAGATTTGACAGATGAGAAGTTTGCAGGTAATGTATCAGGCATAGCAGCAGAATATAAGTTATGGGGAATGGAACAGAATGCAGTCCAAAAGGAACGTAAATTCAAAAAAGCTTTACAAAGGCGTATTAAATTAATAACTAATTTTATGAGAGTACAAAGCAAAGACTATAATTATAGGGATATAAATATTACATTTACAAGGAACATCCCAACCAACACTAAAGAAATAGTAGAAATGGTACAAGAATTAAAAGGTATTGTGTCAGATAAACGAGCCCTATCACTACTACCATTCATAGACGATGTTGATGAGGAACTAGAATTAATCGAACAAGAAAAGGAAGGTCTACTAACATTACCATTAGTTGATGAACCAGATGGAACAACGTTGTCACCTGTGGACGATATAATTGATGGTTAATATAAAACTATATATAGAAGTTAGAAGCCCATACAAGTCAAATACGGATTGGTGGTGTAAAAGGTGCCCGACATAGAAAAAGAATTAATAAAAGCATATGATAGCACATATAAGCAAATAAATTCACAAATAGCAGACATATATGCTAAATATAGCAAGGACGGAACATTAAGCCATTCAGACATGGCCAAATATGATAGGTTGACCAAATTAAATAAACAGGTTAGGTCTGAATTAATTCAGTTAACAGGTAAAAATAAAAGGGATTTAGACAAGAACCTAAAATTCGCTTATGAAGATAGCTACTATAGGGAAGCATTTAAAATAGAAAGTGGTGCCCAAGCGAAATTAAGATATACACAACTAAATCCAAAGGTTGTTAAAAGTGCAATACAAAATGATTTGGCTAATTTAGCATTACAAAGGAATAGGGCAAACGTAATAACAAATATAAACCAATCAATTGCACAAAGCCTAATAGCTGGTGAAAGTTATCCTAAGGTGGCCAGAAGGGTTAAACAGGCCCTTGAGTCTAATATGAATAATGCAATGCGAATAGCAAGAACTGAATTACACAGGTGCCAACAACAAGGAGTAAAAAACAGTATTGAACATGCAGAAAAACAAGGTGTTAAAATGGTTAAAATGTGGGTAGCTACTTTAGATGGGAGGACAAGAGATAAACACCAAAAGTTAGATGGACAAAGGGTACCAACAGATAAACCATTTAAAATTAATGGAGACGAACTAATGTACCCAGGAGACCCAGCTGGTTCTGCAGAAAATGTAATAAATTGTAGATGTACAATGGTTAGCATAATTGAAGGCTTTGAGCCAGAAGTAAGAAGGGTAAGGAAAGAGGGAACAATACCATATAAAACATACGAGGATTGGAAAGCTGAACGCATTGGATGAAGAAAAAAGTAGTTGAACCATTAGTAATTATTGGTACCAACGAAACCCTTGAAGGATGCATTAAGTCAGGTAGGAAAGGGGAGCACCAAAGTAAAGCTTACACAATGCTGGGATTGCATAAATAACATTGTAAGTATTTGGAATAAAGCCAAAAGCTATGCATACAATGAAAAGGAATGTCCAGAGTATAAATCCAAAGCATAAGGGAGGGCATACTTATAGTTAAACAAATAAATAGCATCAAAAGGGAAATACAAAACAGTAATAAATTAAATTCATACGATAAACAGTACCTAACAACACAAATAGATTTTATAATACGTAATAAGGAAATTTCAGAAATACGTGGTTCTGTATATGAGAACCTAAACCCAAGAGCTAGAATAATTTATAATAAACTATACCATTAACATGAACGAGGTGGTCGACAGTTGGACACAGGATTGACTTAAATATAAATCTAATATAATATGGTTCATCAAAACCTAAAGTCAATCCTAGGACCACTGGTAAACAATTTAAAAAAATATTTTAAAAACTATTGACAGATTTTTATTTATATGATAAAATTTAGAACAAGGACAGCCACTATATATACTATATATACTATATATTACTATATATTATTATACTATATATTATTATACTATATATTATTATACTATATATTATTATACTATATATTACTATACTATATAAACAGTATTTATAGTTAAATAAATAAACTTAGAGGGGTTAATAAAATGGGTATGGTTACATAAACTAGGAAAAGCATTATATAAAGCATATAGGAATTACTACAAGAATGAGAAAAGACATATTTTAAAATATACTAAACGGGAAATGCCATACTGGTTAACTGATTAGTATATTTATTATTGTACAAAGGTGGTGTAAATAATGGTTATTGCAGGACAATGCAGTTTAGATGGCTATTTTATGAAAACAAGCCTAGAAATTGCTAAATTAGGAGCAACACACATAAGGGCTGGGGTATTTAAACCAAGGACAAGCCCATATAGGTTTGCAGGATTAGGAAATGCTAACGAAACAAGCTTAGATTATTGTTTAGAACTAATAAAATCAGTTAAAGCAGAAACAGGCTTAAAAATAGTTACTGAGGCAATGTCAGCCAAACAGATTAGTTTATTATATGACCACATAGACGTATTTCAGATAGGTAGCAGAAACCAATGTGATAGTGAATTATTAAGAGAATTTGGCAGACAAGATAAACCAGTAATATTAAAAAGGGGAATGGCTACAACAATAGAGGAATTTATAATGTATGCTGATTATATTTCAGTAGAAGGCAACAATAATATCATACTATGTGAACGAGGTATAAGGACATTTGAAACATACACAAGGAATACATTCGACATAGCAGCCATTCCGATATTAAAACAAAAAACAAATTACAAAACAATCGCTGACGCATCACATGGAACAGGTAGAAGTGAATTGGTCGAACCAGTTACATTAGCAAGTAAAGTTGCCGGAGCCGATGGAATTATGGTGGAAGTACATGCCAATCCAAAACTTGCTTTGACTGATGGAGCACAAAGTTTAACAGTTGAACAGTTTAAAATCTTGATGGAAAGGTATAACAAGTTATGAATAAAAGGTTAGTAACAAAACCACTAATTGAAAGGAAACCCACATCGGCATGTAATTTTGGTTTGAGCAAATACGGTCAAGTATCAGGTATTGAGTTTAAAAACTATATTCAGAATAAAAAGGTTATAATCGTTGGACCAGCTGGCTACCTAAAAGACCAAAACAGAGGTGAATATATAAATAGCTTTGATATTGTTGTCAGAATAAACCATGCAATACCAATTAAATACCCAAACGATTATGGAAATAGGACAGATGTTTTATATCATATACTAAGCAGAAGGAGCGATGATGGAATACACAAAAAGCTTGTTAGCAAAGAAGAGATTGTTGGCTGGAAGGAACATGGCATAAACTATTTAGTTTCAAGACACGACGGAAACTCGCAAAGGATAAAAACATTAAAATATTCGCTATACAACAATGTTAAATGGTTATCATTAAACAATTATTATTACAGACGAATAAGAAAGGCAGTTGGCGAAAAACAACCAAACACAGGAATAGTTGCAATGATGCATTTATTAAGTTTAAATCCAAAAAGCGTAAACGTAGTAGGTTTTGATTTTTATAGAAGCGGCGTTTATGGTGGCTATGGTGATATAAGAGAAGGTGAATGTGCAAACACAGTGAATAGCAAGTGGCACGACACCGAAGCACAATTAAAGTACCTTAAGAAACAAGCAATAAGGCATAAAAACTTAATACTAGACAATGCATTAGAAAGCATATTAAGTGAAATAAAGTTATAGGTGATGCTTCACATGGAACAGGTAGAAGGGAATTAGTTATTCCTATTAGTTTAGCTTCATTAATTGCTGGAGCAGATGGAATAATGATAGAAGTCCACTATGAGCCAAGTAAAGCATTAACAGATGGAGAACAAAGCCTAGATTTTAAAATGTTTGATGAATTTATTGCTAAATATAGGAAGGTAAAAGGTATATTATGATTAATTATCTTAAGAACAAAAAGGTAATCATCGTAGGGCCTGCAGGTTATTTAGAAGGAAAGAGCTTAGGTAAATATATAGATAGTTTTGATGTTGTTATAAGATTAAATTACGCTATGTTAAATGAAAACTATGAAGATTATGGAAAAAGAACCGATATACTTTATAATTATTTGTCAGAAGACCCTCATGGATGTGTTGATGTATTAGATAATAGATTAATAAAGGCCGCTAAAGAAAGTAAAGCAAAATATGTGGTAACAACTTTCAGTAAACAAGCGTTATTAATAGATTACAAATACAAAATAGGAAATGATAAAAAACATATAATGTTAGAAAGGGAGTTCTTTGATAGTATTAAAAATAATCTATTAAATGCTCCAAATACTGGTATTGTTGCAATAACGCACCTTTTAACATTTGGAATAAATAGCTTGAATATTATAGGTTTTGATTTTTATAATGGAGGCTATCAAAAAGGATATTTAAATCAAAAAGGTAATAATGATAAAGTACATAATAATTTTAGTCAATTGATGTACCTAGATTTATTAATTAAAAAAGATATAAGGATAAAAGCAGATAGTCGATTAAAAGAAGTTATAAGCAATAATAAAAAAGATGTAACTATAATAATCCCTTTTAAATCAAATGAAGAGCAAAGGATTAAGCTTTTAAATTATAACTTAGAGCGATATAAAAACATAATACCTGAAGCGGAAGTTATTGTTTCAGGCTGTGGAGAGTCAAAAGAATGGATAAAAGGAAAAGCTGTAAATTTAGCAGTTAACAAAGCTAAAGGAAATATTATAATTATAATTGACTCAGATGTAGTTATTTCAAAAGACAACCTCATAGATTTATTAAAATTTGCTAAAGGCAAAAGAGTAGTATGTTTAAAAGGGAAAAAGTTAGATATTAATGAAAAGTCAACCGAAGAGTTGCTTAATAAAGAAATAAGTATTATAGATGTAGATTTAGATAAAGTAATGCGCTGGGATAAGGCAGTATTTTGCATGACTAAAGATAAGTTTTTAAAATGTAAAGGATTTGATGAGAGATTTGAAGGATGGGGTGGAGAAGAGCTAGCTTTTTATAAAGTATTAGAAATTTATTTTGGTAAAGCTAAATTTATAAAAGGAAATATGTACCATTTATGGCATAAATCTCAACCAACTAAAGAAGATTACAGGACAAATAAAAAAAATAATAATAAAAGACTACTCAATCTATATAAAAAAGCAAAAACTATAAAAGATTTAGAAAGGATTAAATAATGGGTAAAATAAAAGTTTTCTATCATAAAAATAAAAATTTAGGGGATGTACTTGCTCCTATAATATTAACGCATTTATCTGGTATTGGAACCGAATATGCTAAGCCACAAATAAAAGGTAAACTATTATCAGTTGGCAGTATAATACCAAACAAACTTAAAGAAAATGATATAATTTGGGGTTCAGGAAGTTTAAGAGAAGAAAAATTTAGTTTACCAAGCGGAGTTAAAGTTTATTCAGTAAGAGGTAAGTTGACTAGGGATTTGATTCAGCAAAAGGAACAAGTACCAGAAGTTTATGGAGACCCTGCACTATTAATGCCTTCAATTTATAAACCAAAAGTCCCAAAGGTTGGAAAAATTGGTTTATTACCTCATTTCACAGATTATTGGTTTATTCAAGGAAGGTATGGAAATAAGGACACTATCAATATTTTAGGAGACCCTAGGGAGATTATTAAGCGAATGTTAGGTTATGAAAAAATAATAACATCATCTATGCATGGGGTTATTCTAGCTGAAGCTTATGGAATACCTGTAGTATGGACTAAATTAATAGACCCAGTATATCGAGAAGAAAAAGGAGCTGAATTTAAGTTTGCAGACCATTTCTCAATAACTAATAGAAATTTTGAGTCAGTAACTTGGGAAGATGGAGTAGCTATTGGGAATTGTTTAGATAAAGCAAATTTTAATTTAAAACCATTGTCGCAATCATTCAGTAAAATGTGGAAAGAGCAAAAAGCCTTTTTAACTAGGTGATTTAAAAGGGGCGTTTAAAATTCAAAACTTAAAGCAAAGAGGAACGCGAATGTTAGAACAATTACGAAGTTTAAGGAATGGAAAAACCTAGGGTTAAAATGGTTAGTATCAAGGCACGATACAGAACCACAATTAATATATTTAAAGGAAGTAAATAATAAGGAACCAAAATTGATGTTAGACGAAACATTAGAAAGCATATTAAAGGAAGTAAAATAAATTAAAATATTTTTTAAAAACCTATTGACTTTAGTAGCTGGCTATGTTATAATATAATTAGAGATAAGATAAGAAATTAAATAAATCAAAAAACCTAGAGGGGGAATTTTAAAATGATTAAGGGATTTAAAAACGCTGGCAGGGCATTATCAGAAATAAGGAAGGAAAAGCAAAACTCCAAGTTGGAAGCAATCTATATTCACAGACTAACTAAAAAAGGTACTCCAAGCAAAACAGGAACATTATTCGGCTCAGAATCATACCACGCAAAAACACCAGAATTAGAATGTAAGAGGTTAGAGGAACTAAATCCCGGAACTAAGTGGATAATCATAAAACACTAAGAGGGGGAAACCCCCTTTTGTTTTTTTACATTAGAAAAATATTAAAAAAAGGTTTACAAGCGTACACGAACGTGTTATAATTAATATATAAG